CGCTTTCGCGAGTCTCCGCAAAATTGGAGGTTTGAGCATGGTCAAGGGCCGAAAACCGCTTTCCAACGCTACCAAAGAGGCATCAGGTGCATTTATCAAAGACCCGCAGCGACGCAACGCAGATGAGCCAAAACCGAAACTAGGAAGGCCGAAGATTCCAGCGGCGGTGGAGGACGATCCGACTGCAAAATCCCGCTGGCACTGGGTTTGCGATCAACTCGAATCCATGAACCTCCTGGCCGTGACCGATCAGGGTCTAATCGCTGGGTATTGCCTTGATTATTCGATGATGCTTGCCTTGTGGGACACTATCAAGGGCGGCAATGTCTCGGATACGGATGAAAAAGGGCGGACTAAACTCAAGCCCGAGGCGAATCAATTCCACACCTACAGCGACCGGATCCTAAAACGGGAAGCAGAGTTAGGCTTAACCCCATCGAGCCGATCGCGACTCAAGGCCCCACAGACCGAAGAGGAAGACGAATTCGCCCAGTGGCTAGCGAGGTCAACAAGTTGATCGCAAGTGGCATCCCGCTACGTGTCGAGGACTACTGCCAAGCCGTCGAAGACGGTTCGGTAGTTGCTTGCGATCGCGTCAAGGATGCCGTCCTCCGCTATCGGCTGGACATGGGCAGGCAATCAACGCCGGACTTCCCGTATTACTTCGATGCGGTTAAGGCAGCTAGCGTCTGCGAATTCTTCCCGCTCATCCTTCGGCATTCGATCGGGGAGTATGCGGGCAAACCGCTGACCCTTGAGGATTGGCAGATTTTCGGGCTATGGAATATCTTCGGATGGCGGCGCGATGAGGATCGGACTAGGCGGTTTCGCAAAGTCTACTGGTCGATGGCCCGGAAAAATGGCAAAACTACATTCGTAGCGGGACTGTCTCACTACCTAGCGATGGCCGATATAGACCCGCGAACAGGCAAGCCGGAAGCTATCGGGCAGATCCTCCTGACAGCGACCAAGAAAGAACAGGCAAACATCGCTTACGGCGAATGCGAACGGATGGTCCAGCAATCCAAGACCATGCAAACGCGAACCGACATCCGGAACGAGACGATCACGTACACGCACAATGGCAGCTATATCCGCAAGGTATCCTCGGACAAGCCTTTCGACGGATTGAACCCGCATTGCGTAGTCATGGATGAGGTTCACGCATGGGGCCAACACCATCGGAAATTCTACGACACGATGGTTACGGGCAGCGGCTCACGGTCCCAGCCTTTGCATGTCATTATCACAACCGCAGGGGATGATAAATCCGATTTGTGGCTACAGGAATACAACTATGCTACCAACGTGGTATCGGGCGTTAGCAAGGACGAAACCCTATTCGTTCTAATCTACGAGCTAGACAAAAACGATGATTTCGAGGACGAATTGACTTGGATTAAGGCCAATCCGAACCTGGGTATTTCAGTTAAGCGGGAGTACCTTCGCGAACAGGTCAACAAGTTTCGCCACACCGCAATCGGACGGAATTTGCTCGATCGTTTCCACGGCAACCGTATCGTATCATCGACCGAAAAAGCGTTCGACCTTGAGGATTTTGAGCGATGCGTTAAGCCCTACTCGGACTGGTCGCAGGCCGACGGCTACGGGGCTGGCATTGACCTTGGAGCACGCGACGACTTAGCGGCTTACGCTCTTTGTGCTCGATTCCCGATCGACATTACAGACGACGGTAAAACAATCTACCGCTATGAAATTCGGACCAAGGCTTACATCGCGGCGAATTGCAATCGCGACTTGACGGCGATGCCTTTTTCGCAATTCATCTTCGATGAGGAAATAACCAAGGCGACCTATCCTATCGAGGATCTTACCGAATCGCTCTTGGCAGACCTTGAGGCCAACGACATTGGGACGGCGGCGTATGACCCATACAACGGGCAGCAACTCGGAGAAAAGCTAACTAAGGCGGGCGTCGTCGCGGCTCGAATGGCGCAGAACCAAGCCAACTTCAACGAGGCTATTCGCGGCTTTATCGACTTAATGAAAAACGGGCGGCTAGTATTTGCCGACTCAAAGCTACTACGCTGGTGCGCGAATAACGCTATAATTGCCAAGGATCGGCAAGATAGGTGGATGTTTGACAAGGCCAAAAGCAAAGACAAGATCGATCCGATCGTTGCGGCGGTTATGGCTTATCGAATCGCAAGCCTACAGCCTGAGCGATCAACCGGGAAACTTTACGTCATTTAGGAGCGAATGAATGGACATGCTTTCTCGATTGGTTCAATGGGCTGGATTCGGCTGGGATGTTAATCCGGCTAGGGTCGGCATCAAGGATGCAATGGGCATACCTCCGGCGTTCTTCGCCCACAACAAGCTTACCGGGGACTTTGCTAGGCTACCGATCGACGTAAAAAAGGTGGTCGGCAAAGGAGCTGAAAACGACCTCAAGCATGATGGCTACAGGCTACTGAGGAAACAGCCAAACAAGATTCAAAGCCCCACGGTATTTAAGCAGCAGCTATTGAGCCATGCAATCATGCGGGGCAATGGCAGAGCGGCAATTATCCGCAACGGCAGCGGCGTCGAGGAATTGATTCCTATGATGCCTGAACGAACCTGGACGGTAATTCATGAGGGCTTGAAGTACCATGCCTACAAGCCTGAAGACCAAAACAAGACCGAGCTATTCGATACCTACGATACCGACAATAACGGCTACATCGTATTTCGAGACTCCGACGTTTTGCACATAAGCGGCTTTTCCTGGAATGGCGTTGACGGGCTAGGATTGCTGGACTTGGCGAACGTGGTTTTTAGTACATCCAAAGAGGCGATAAAGTTCCAGAATCAGCAAATCGCAAAAGGCTTTCGGGCTAAGCTATTCCTGGAAGCCCCTCCGGCAATGTTTCGCAGCGAATCCGACGCAAAAAAGTTTATCGATGCGTTTAATGCGTCCGAGGCAGGATCGGATAACGCTGGCAAGGCTGGACTATTGCGCGAAGGCATCAAGGCCAACGCGGTTTCAATGTCCAACTCAGACGCTCAATTCGTCGACCTGCAAAAGTTCAACCGAGCGGATATCGGTATGCTCTTTGGTCTTGAGGGAATGCCCGGCGATGGCGAAACGGATTCGTACAACTCCAGAGAGCAAACGCAGATAGCTTACCTTCAATGCCTTGATCGATGGCTAGTCCAGTTCGAGGAGCAATGCGATATGAAGCTCTTGACCCCACTGGAAATCAGAAAAAACAAAGCGTACTTCAAGTTCAACACCGGAGCGATCCTGAGAACCGCCCTAAAGGAAACCATCGACGCGTTCTCCGTGGCGGTATCGTCGCGGATTATGAACCCCAACGAATGCCGGTCTAAGCTAGACCTGAACCCCTATGAGGGCGGCGAAGAATTCATCAACCCGAACATTCAGCGATCGGGTGACGATCCGGAGCCCGAACCAGAAGACACGCCCGAAGACGACCAAGAGGACACGCAAGAGCAAGCCCGAAACGATCGAGCCGTCGAGCAGATGCTTCGGGGGCTTATCAAGACCGAGGGCAATAACGCTATTAATGCATCGAAAAAGGCTCAGTTTGTCGCTTGGATCGGCAAAAAGTACCCGCAATGGGAAGCGAAATTGGCCGACAGTATTGAAGCGATCGGGCTTGACCGTGACCTAGCAAGGATTCACTGCCAGGAATCAACGCGAATCCTAGCGGGATTGGCGGCTAAATACGGTGGTGAATCGCTTCAAAAAGCCGTCGAAACTGAGGTTAAAACGTGGGAAAATCGTCTCTTTAGCTTGAAAGGCTTGCCAGAATGATCGAAGTATTCAACGAAACCAACGAAATCCACCTATCTGGCGTCGTCGGCGATGGATGGGCAGAAGATCCGATCACCAAAGACGGCGTACTAAAGGCCCTCAAGGCTTTCGGCTCGCAAGCGGTGACTATTCGGATCAACAGCCCAGGCGGCGCGGCCGATGAGGGGATTGCGATCCATAACCTACTCAAAGACTACGCAGGGGAGGTTACAACCGTCAACGACAGCCTTGCAGCGTCGGCGGCTAGCGTGATTTTCCTTGGCGGGTCCAAGCGGCTCATGGGTGATGGATCGCGGATTATGATCCATCGAGCAATGGGCATGGCTTTCGGAAACGCGACCGAAATCAAAAAGACGCTAGCGGCACTCGAAAGCTACGATCAATCCCTGGTCGAAATCTACGCCGATTTTCTCGGGAAGGATCCTGTCGAAATCCTAGCCATGATGGATGCCGAGACATGGTACAACGTCGATGAGGCTATCGCTTCGGGCCTTGCAACGGCTCGCTATGGCAAAGACAAAGACGACCGGAAGAAAAAGAAAATGGCATCGCAATTTGACCAAGCTAAAGCGAATTTACTTCAGGCAAAAATGGCTCAGTTTTCAAAACACTTGACAAGCCCGGGCCAGTAGCCTAGATTTATTGCGTCGGCCAGAAGTGCCAACAACTCTGCAACTTATTAGCGGCAGTGACACACGGTAAAAACGATTTTGTTTCCCGTGGCAGTCATGCCGCTATCTTGGTTTAACGACTGCCACACAACCCACAAAGGGCAGTCCAAGTGAAGAGTGCAACGCAGCTACAAAAAGAGATCGAGGCTCTACAAGCCAAAGTAGGAGCGATTCAAGCAATCGCCAAAGAAGACAATCGAGAGCTTTCGACCGAAGAGCAAACCGAGATTGATTCGATCGTTGGCGATGACAAGAACCCTGGCCAAATCACGGCTCTTGCAACGCAACGCGAACGAGCGATTCGGATTGAATCCGCCGTCTCGAATTCGGTTCGACAGGTCCGAGAGACCCAAGCCGACTCCGAGATGACCGGCAAGCCGTTCAAGATTCCAGCGCAGGCAAAGGCCCACAAGCCCCTCGTCGCCTTCAAGGGCGAAGATGCCGAATTAAACGCCTACCGAAGCGGCAAGTACATCCTTGCGACGATTTACAAGGATGCCAAAGCTGAGCAATGGTGCAAGGATCACGGCGTTCAAGCAGTGATGAGCGGCAGCGACGACCTCCGAGGCGGTACGCTTGTTCCCCCTGAATTCGAGAACGCCGTTATCGCGTTGTTCGAGTCCTACGGCGTGATTCCGCGATATTCCAGGCTCTATCCGATGGCATCGGATACCCTGAGCGTACCTCGGCAATTGTCAGACGTTACGGCGTATGCTGTCGGCGAATCTGACGAAATCACGGCAAGCGATGCGACGTTCAGTCCAGTCAATTTGGTCGCTCGCAAGTTCGGTACTCTTACCAGGGTGCCAAGCGAACTCAATGACGATGCAGTTATTTCGATCGCTGAAATGCTCGCTACGTCGATCGCTCGGGCCCAGGCACTCAAAGCCGACACGGCTGGATTCTTGGGCAACGGCGAAGCAACGAATCACGGCGTACAGGGGCTAGCGAACGTGCTGAATGCTGGATCCGTTGTGACGGCTAGCGTCGGCAATACGATGGCAACGCAAACAATCGCGGTGTTTCAAGAGGCAGTCGGAAAGCTTCCTGACTTCCCTGGAATCAATCCGGTGTGGTTTTGTCACAAGGCGATTTGGTCCAACGTCCTCGGGCGTTTGCAACTAGCTTCCGGTGGCAACAACAAAGACGACCTTGGCAATGGTCCGGTAGTTCAATTCCTTGGCTACCCAGTTGTTTTCGTCAACGTAATGCCCAAGACGATTACCGGATCGTCCAAGTTTGCACACTTCGGAGACTTGGGCATGTCGGCAACGCTCGGGATGCGTCGTCGGCTGTCGATTGCTGCGGACGCTTCGCGGTACTTCGAGCTTGACCAAATCGCTTACAGATCCACCATGCGATGGGACTGGAATTGCCACGAGCGCGGAACGGCTAGCGAAGCCGGTCCAATCCTGACGGTCCAAGCAGCAGCCTAATTCACAACCAACAAAGAAAGACACAGGTGACATTTTGAACGACTTGCAACACTGCAAATTTGTCTCGGCGGTCAAGCCGACGGCCATCACGGATAACGCGACGGCTACGGCTGACGTTGTTGACTGTCGAGGCTTTGATTTCGTTACGTTTGTGGTCCAGCTAGGGGCCACTGACATTGCATTGACGGCATTGAAGGTCCAAAACTCGGCAACGAGCGGCGGCAGCTATGCCGACATTACCGGAGCCACCTTCGCAGGCGGTACTGGGCTTGGCGGGGCTACGCTTGCCTTGCCAAGTGCGACCGATGACGGCCAAACCTGCGTTTTCCAAATCGACCTTCGCGGGCTCGATCCGTTTCTGAAATTGGTTGTAACTTTTGGCGATGGGTCAACGGGCGGTTTTTCCGCAGCGGTTGCGATCTTGAGCCGAGCAAAGTTCCCTCCGATCACATCGACCGGAATGGCAGACGGTGACGTTTGCATCGTGGTCTAATGCGAGTCGAGCTACTTAAAATTTGGCAGGGTTTTCCAGTCGGCCATAGGCTGGAAGACCTGCAAGACGGCGTAGCGTTGATACTGATCGAAAGGGGCATCGCCAGTGCGATTGATACCGGAGTTAGTGACAGGGCCGACAGCGGACCCGATCACATTAAGCGAAGCGAAAAAGCAGCTAGAAATCGGCATAAGTGACACGACCCACGATACGCACTTGGCAGGCTTGATTCAGGCGGCTAGGGAGCAGTGGGAGCACGATACCGATTCGGCTACCTGTTTCGCTACGTACCGCATCCGGCTTGCGCAATGGGCCGATGGCGTCGAGCTACCAAAAAGCCCGATTCACTCGATCACCTCGATTCAATACTACGATGGGGCCAACACGCTCCAGACCTATCCGGCGAATCAGTACCAGTTACACGTTGACGCGGTGAGGCTTGCTTATTTGCAAGTCTTGCCCGGGACGGTGGCAAGGTGGGACGCCTGGACGATAACCTACAAAGTCGGCTATTCCGAAGACGGCTCAAAAGTGCCAGCGATCGCCAAAAACGCAATGCTGATGCTGGTCGCTCATTACTTTGAAAATCGCGACATGCTAATGTCCGAATCAATGCAGACTATGAAGCCCTACGAGGCCTTGGTTCTTCGATACATGCGGAGCAGCTACCCGTGAGGACAAAGAACCAGCGCACCGGGGCCTTACGGCATCGATGCACAATTCAACAACCGACAGAAACGGTCGACGCAGCGGGCCAGCCTGTAGTTTCGTGGGCGGCTTACGTTGTCGATGAGCCTTGTCAGTTCACGCCGACGGCAGGAATCGAATCGATGAGGGGCCGACAACTTGAGGCAGGCACAAGGGCGGTTTTTCGAGTCAGATACCGATCTGGCTACACGGTTCAGATGCGAGTTGTTTACCAGGGCGAAACCTACGGGATCACGGCCGTAAACATGGTCGATGGCTTGCGAAACTACATCGATATAATCTGCGCGGCGGTGTTGCCATGAGTACCAAAATCGAAATCAATGAGGATCTTATCAAGCAGATCGGCCAAATCCCCTTGATGCTTCGCAATGCTCCGTTTGGTCGATGCCTTGGAGCCTTTGCAAAGCCTGTTGCGGCGGCTTGCGAGGGTCACGCCCAATCATCGAGGGCTACAGGATCGCGGCTAAAGTGGTCCAAGAAATTCAAAAATAACGCAGCGTTCCAAAACGATTCAAGGCAGCATTTTAGCCACAAGGTTTTTAAGGGCGGTATCGGCGTTGTCACTGGAGCGACCTACCCGAAGGGCAATAAACAGCAATTCGTCATGCCATACCGCAAAGGCGAAAGCTACACGCGATACCATTGGGGCAAGCCTGGATCGCCTGTGATTTATACGGGCCGATCCGGTCGGCAATACACCCGAATCAACCGATCGAAAGCGACGGTCGCGACATTCCCTAAAGAACAACGCGCACCCATGCGGGCTTACCGCCAAACCTCGGGAACTGCCGAAGCGGCTTTTGTCGATCAACTGCAAAAGGAAGTAAAGGAGCTACGAATTGGCTAAAAACCTTTCATTGACCGGGACAGTCACGATTGCATCGAGCGGGACCGTATCGACGGCAATTACCATCGAGGGCGGTCGGACGGTGCTTGCACTCAGGACGCCAGCGACGCTAACCGGGACCGAATTCAAGTTCCAGGCCTCGACCGATGGCGATAACTTTTTCGCCTTGTACAACGGATCGACCGAATACGCGGTGACTGTTGCGGCGTCGCGGTACATCGCTTTAAATACCGAAGTGATGGCCGGGGTGCGATTCCTCAAGGTTGTCAGCGGGTCAAGCGAAGCGGCAGCAAGGACGATTAACATTGTGAGCGGGGAGCTGTAAATGTCGGCAATCGGCGAAGCATTGCGAACCAAGCTACTAAGCTATTCGGCGGTATCTACGCTCATCGGGCAGCGTATGTATCCCGATGCGTTGGTTCAAAACGCAACGCTTCCAGCCGTGGTTTACTACGTCACATCGACCGAACGCGAAAGCCACCTACAGGGCCTCAGTAAGCTAGCTCACGCACGATTTACCATTGAATGCTACGCACTGACGCGAACTACGGCAAGTTCGATCAGTCGAGCCATTAGGGACACTGGAATCGACGCCTTTCGGGGCGTTGTTAGTTCGCACACCTTTTGCGGGATCGATTTTGATTCCGGTGATGAATACATGCAGGAGCCGCCAACAGACGGCAATCAAGAGCACAGGTACATAGTTTCGTTTGATATGTTGGTCCATTACAAGGAGCCTTAAACATGGCAGCATTGACAGTTGCAGATACCGGACTCGGAGCGACCATTTCGGGGACCGGATTGATTACTACTCAGGTTGTTTCGATCGGCGAAATGACGATCAGCGTCGATACGCTCGACATTACGAGCCTGGACACAACCGGCTTTGAAGCCCTTCGGCCTTCGGACCTTCGCAAGAATCCAGAGGTTGACGTTGTGTTTAACTGGCTTGGGGCGGCGATTCCGATCACTACCGCGATGATTCCAACCTCGGAGCCTTACGCTGGAATCTCCGTTACGATCACTCTTCCTGGAGCCGGATCGCTCCAGGGGACGGCTTTCGTCAAGGAAGCCAAGACGCCAAAGCTTGCCAAGGGCGAGGTAATGAAGGGCAGCTACAAACTGCAATTCGACGGTGCCACTGACGTTACATTTACTCCTGCGTAAGGAATGATCGAAGATGGTTTTTGAATTGAATCGCCAGCGCGGAATATCGTTGGCTACCGGGATCGAGCGGGATTTGAATCAGTGCCAGATCCGCGTTGGCGGTAAGCTTGTTGGTTATTTGCCGTTTGGTGAATCGCCTCAAATTCAAGCGATTTTTGAATTCCCGCATGATGCTTTGACGGCTGAGGAAATCGCATCGCTCGGAGCACAACTCGAAGCGATCCAAGGCTATCCAGCCAAGGTTCAGCCGCCTGAGCAAGTTTCGCGCACCTTCGTTAAGGCAGCACTCGAAGCAATCGCACAAGCAAAGGGCGAAGAGGACGATGAGTAACCAAGACGAATTCCTTGCACTGGCAAGGCGTGATTTGGCCGTCGAGCCGGTCACGGTCAAGGGCAAGCAGTATTTCATCCATGAGCTATCCGAATCGGATGCGGCAAACATGGAAGTCGAGCTACAAACCAAAAAGGGCTATGACTGGACAGCACATCGGCGGGTGATGGTTGCCTACTGTCTTCGGGATGAATCAGGGCAGCGGGTTGTAACGGATCCTAACGTACTGCGAGACCTTCCGCGTTCGGTTGTTGGGCCTCTTTACGATCAATGCTTGGATATCAACAAGTACGACCAAGGGGAGATCGAGGCCTTAGCAAAAAAATCAGAAAGAGCCGACGCCTGAAAGTGGCGTTTAGGCTCTGCTTGAAATGGGGAATCCAGGATCCGGCGGCGTGGATGCAAAGTCTACCCGCTGGGGCTTTAAATCAGTGGCTAGCGTGGGACATGGTGGAACCGATGGGGGAACGCTGGATGCAGACTGCGAAGCTCTTAGAAGCCCTCTATTTGCCCCTCTACGCACGGGCCGATGAAGAACCGCCTGACGCATCGGATTTTATGCCGGATCGCTTCTATAGGCCCAAGGTTAGCGCAGCCTCGATTCTCAAGCAATCGGCGGAATCCTGTAAGGCGATGGCGAACCAAGTGAAATCGATGTTCGGATTCGGAGGCAAGTAGCTATGGCGCAAACGATTAACGTAGCGAATATCCGAATCGGGATGAATGCCGACGGCGGCGAGTTCATGCGAGGCGAACTTCGCAGCATTACGTCGATTCTTAAGCAATCTGAAACGCCTCTCGATAAGTTCCATGAGCAGATGAAGCTCATGGACAGGGCTTTCAAAGAGGGTGCGATTAGTGCCGAGCAGTTCGCCCAAAGCGAAGAGTTCTTAGCCAAAAAATTCGGCGTTCTTACCTACAAAATGGAAGAGCAGCTACAAGCCGAAAAAAAGCTAGCGGACCAAGCAATCAGGACGGCAGAAGCGAAAAAGGCTCTAGCCGACAGCGCGGCAAGGCTTGAAAGGATCATCGAGGCAAGCCACACGCCATTTCAACGGATGGCCCAAGACGTTGCATTCCTGGACAAGCAATACCAAGCGGGAAAACTTGACGCGAACACGTACAACGCGGCGGTGGATGCTCTAGCCAAGAAACATGGCGTAGCGGCGATCTATGCCGATCGAGCGGCAGAGGCGAACCGCAAGCTAGCTCAAGCGGAAAAAGAGGCGGCCAATTACGCCAACTGGGTAGCAGACGCCAATAAGAGATTCGCAAGGGAAACCGAAGCAGCAACGGCGGCGGCAAACAAGCAATCCCTGGCGATGAATTCTCAAGCGTCGTCAATGCGATCGCTACAGATGATTGCGAACCAATACATCGGCATTGCGGCAGGGTTTCAGGCAATCAAGAAATCCGTTTTGCTTGCGACGGAACTAGAGAATAACGCGATCGCTTTCGAGGTTATGACGGGCTCGGCATCCAGGGCCAATACGCTCCTGAGAGAATTCAAGCTTCTCGACGTTGAAAGCCCTTTGAATTACGGCGAATTCGCCAGGGCCGGGCAGACGTTGATGCAGTTCGGCGTTGAATCGACGCGGGTATCTCAGCACCTTGAGCGGCTAGCAGCGATCAGCCTTGGCAATCGCGACAAGTTCCAAAGCCTTTCGTTGGCATTCGGTCAGACCCAAGCAGCGGGCCGATTGATGGGGCAAGAAGTCTTGCAAATGATCAACAGCGGGTTCAATCCGCTGCAGGAGATCAGCCGGACCACTGGTATCAGCATGGTCGAGCTAAAGAAGCGGATGGAGGACGGGCAGATATCCGCTGAGATGGTGGCCAGGGCATTCCAGACGGCCACGTCGGAAGGCGGGTTGTTTTACGGCATGAATGAGCGGCTGTCTCAATCTATGTCGGGCCAGTTCGCCAAGATGGAAAGCGAAATCAAAGCGGCGGCGATCAGCCTTGGAACCGACTTGATGCCGATGCTCAAGCAAGTTACTGGAATGCTTCGGGAGGGCATTGGAGGCGAGGGCGGCGGCGAACGTGGTATTGTTGGATTCAACATCAAGCTAGCCTCGGATGCTTACGCTTCGCTTTTTGCCGGGATCGGTACGGGCATCGAGAGTGCGTCCAAGTCAGTTCGTAATCTGGACCTAACTTCGGGCCTTGTCGGCGCGGTGATGGATGGCCTCAATGCGACGCTAGACAAGAGCCAAGAAATCAAAGACGCGGAACTAGACCGGGAAGCGGCGTTGATTAGGGCGGCCAACCAAGAGGGCGAAATAGCCAAAAAGAAAGCCGAGCAAGTCGAGCAATCAAAGCGACTGGCCGAAGCTGAAATGGAGCGAACCAGGGCCGAAAATCTTCGAGTGAACACGCTCAAGTCTGATATCGAATTCCAAAAAAAGACTTTTGGCGACCTATCCAAGTTACGCGAAGAATACGACAAGCTCACACTAGGCGACGATGAAGCAAGGCGGCAAAAGCAGGCCCGCGACGGGTACAAGCAGCAAGACATCGAGCGTTTCGACAACATGAAAAAGCTAGTGGACGCGGAGAGGCAACGCAAAGACGCGATGAGCGAATCGGCAGCGATCGAAAAAGAAATGATGAGCGACAAGCAAAAGGCTACAGCGGAAATCCAAAGGTTACGGGCTTTGTTTGCTCAGTTGACGCCTGAGCAGCAAGCCGGATCGATGGGGCAGGCGAACATTGCCAAGCAGGCTCAGGTCCAGCAAAAGCTATCCGACCCGGCGGTTGACATTGCCAAAAACATCGCCCCTGCCCTCAAAGCCGGATCCAAAGAGGCGGCAGCGTTCCTCTTGTCTCAGCGAACCGACGCAGCCGAAAAAGCAGAGCGGAAGAAATGGCAGGATTCGCTATTGCTCGAAGCGCAAAAGGCTAACCGATTAGCAGAGACTCAGCAGCAAGTAGCGAGGGCAAGGTAATGTCTAACGAATTGGTCGGCGCGGAACTTCGCAAGGGTTCAGGTTTTGCTCGCAAGGGCCAAGGCTTTCAACTCATCCTCGGCGAAACTTGGAACTACCGGGTAAAGACCGATCAAGTTACATCCAACCGCCAAAGCATCCTCTATGATACGCCTGGACTCCCTCGGGCCGGATTGCTCTACGGGCCACTAGGCTTGATTTGCGATAGCGTGGACTGCGATCGAGAGGAAAAGCACGCTCTTTACTGGAATGTCACGGCTCGATTCCAAACCGGGACGGAAGAACAAAAACAGAACAGCGAATCCAATCCAGACCCGGCAACGTGGATACCGATTTTCAAAATCGATTCGTTTGTGACGAAAGAAAAGGTTCTAGCCAAGGATCGATCAAGCCCATCTAAATACCCGGTCAATTCAGCGGGTACGCCTTTCGACCAACCGCTAACCGATACATCGAGTTTTTGCCAGTTCTCTTTCGTGCAGTTCGACGACCCAGGGCTAAAGCTAAAAGACTTCCTCGACCGAAACGACATTGTAAACACAACGGCATTCACGGCTCTCGGCCAGACGTTTGCGGCTAGAACCCTACTCCTGGAGGTTCAAGAGGCCGAATTAGGCTCATATGCGGGCTATGCAGCGTGGAGAGCCAAATACAAGGTCACCTATGACCCTGACACGCACGATGAGAAGCGGGCCGACATTGGGCCGTTTTATCTCGACGGTGGCAATAAAGTGCGATACATGGACGATACTAAGCACTTCCCAATGATAGGGGCCTTAAACGGATCAGGGGCAAAAGCGGCGAATCCAGCCGAGTTGGTTTTTCGGTGCAAAAAGGAAGTCGAATTCTCCACCATAATCAGGACTTCCTAGAATGGCCGATACAACGCTTTACGCTTTTAACAATGCCGACAGCCAGGCCTTGCTTGGCATGATCGGAGCGACGAAGCCAAGCGGCTCTATTAGTTCGGATTTGGTATCAACTGCCGATATCCTTGTGGCTGTGGCTACGTCGGCGATCACGGCTAGGGCGGGAACCACGTTGGGCGTAGGGACGGCATCGGCAAAGCAGATTTCGGATGCTAGGGTATTGTCAAATTTGTTCGGGTCAGACATCGAGGTTTTGAACGCTGGATCGGCGATACCAAACGGGGCTAGTTTGATTTGCTTTCGGGTTGGTAATCGTTGGCTAGCCGTGGAGATTTGCTAAATGGGATGCTTCGGTAAGTGCGGTTGCCCATGTTGCTTGACAGGTGCTGAAATACCTTTCAGCGGCGTCAAACTCAAAACCCCTTACGAAAACTGCAACGGCAGTCCAGGCGACCCGGTTTACCCTCAATTTGGAATCAACCCGAGTGAAACAGATTGCTGTTTCGAGGGGAGGTTTTTGTTGCAGTGCCAGCCGGTTTCCGAAAGCTGTAGCCTTTGGGCTAAAAGGGTTGTTACCAATTCATTTACGGTAAACTACTACCAAAAAGAAAACGCATTTCTGACGACTACAGACCCCGAGCCGGAGGGGTGCTGCGAATGCACCCTGGTTCAATCGAAATCTAACTCAGGGACGGCTACGGCAAGGCGGTTTTTTGGCACGAAGCGAACACTAAACGCGATCAAGATTACGATAGGAAAGACGCTTATAAAGTGCGACGGGGACGAAGAGCCGACTTGCAAATACTACATAGCGGCAACCTATGAATTTATCGTCGAAGAGGGGATGAGCCCACAGATAGACCACTCGGTATCAGCCCAGTCTTGCACAGGTGTTTTTCGCCCGGGCGATTGCTCCATCTCCGCTAGCTGGTCTACTGAGTTCGGCGAAGATACGGACACTTGCCCGGATGATGCAATTCAATACACCGAACTAAGTACGGTCGAAATCACGCGGGCTAAATTCTTCGATGAATTGCCGACGGGAGAAATCGAGATCACTGCCGATGATGGCGTACCGTTTTCGTGTTGCGACGGGAAAGTTAATTGCGGCATTTCCCAAGTACCTTGCGGGCTAAATATCGGCGGCAGCAATTGCTTTGGCAATGTACCTTTGTACGACGAAGTTGAGTTCGGCTACTTGTCGGTTTGTAATTTGTTCTTAGATGGGGGTCCATTGTGGCTAGACGAAGATACCGGAGAGCTAAAGTGCTTTGAGGTTCAAGCAAACGGAATGTACGAACCCGCTCCTTTTACATCTACCTGTTTTACCAGAGTCGCGGAATCTGGGTGCTATTCGCCAGAGCCAGAATGCGAAGGAACTACGCTAGGCGTAGATCGATTCGTTAAGGATGCTTACGACTACACAGCCAACCCATTGGGCAACGGACTCGAAGGCGGTAGTATGTGCAACGCTCTCGATGTTGACTACGTGAATCCTGGAAACGTAGCGGGCGCAGACTGCGACGGGAGTACACCCCCTCCAGGCCTTTGCACTGTACCGAATTGCTGCGTTAGCTATATCGACAACGGCTTTTCGATCGAGACAAACTGCCAGTACCTAGGGCAGTTCTGCGGGCGAAAGATCGTTGATTACGAATGCGATCACGTCAGGACTGATTACTCTGCCGGGGCGTTTTGCTTGTCGCTTCCAACTGTCACGCTGGAGCTTGTCTAATGTTTCCAAGGGACACGCTAAAAGGTTTTAATCTATCGTCGACAATAGGGACAAGACCAAGGTCAGAGCCAAGGATAACGATTAGTGGCGTGGTGATTGAGCGAAAGCCTAACCCTTGGATCCTATTGCACGATGGCAGCATAAAAACCATCGAGCAGCTAACCGAATGGGAACTGCTCATCCCCCAATACGGTTGCTCTTGCAAACGATTCTACGCCGAATGGAAAGCGGCTAATCCCCCCGACTTCTCATCCCCCGAAGCATTCTTTGCCTGGGGCGTTCGGCTGCACAACGCAGTCAACGCGAAGCTTGGCAAGCCTGAAATCACGATCGACGAAGCCTATAAAATCTGGAGGAAATCAGATGGCTTGGAAGTTAAAACAAATCTCGAACAACGTCCATGAAATAACGATCGACCTAAGCAGAAACAAAGACTGGGAGCAATGGGTTTTGCTCCGGTCGGATGTTCACCACGATAACCCGAAGTGCGACCAAGACCTAGAGCGGCAGCACTTGCAAGAGGCCCTTGATTACGATGCCCCCATCATTGACAACGGCGATTTGTTTTGCGCGATGCAAGGGCGTTGGGATAAGCGGGCAGATAAATCAGCACTCAGGCCAGAGCATCAGGGGAGCAACTATTTCGATTTGCTTGTCGAGACAGCGGCAGACTTTTATGAGCCGTTCAAAAGCCACCTAGCGGTACTTGGCAGGGGCAACCATGAGACAGCAATGACCAAGGCCCATGAGACGGACCTGACGGATAGATTGGCATCGCGTTTAAGGCATCGCGGCGGTATCGCTGAGGCCAGCGGATACGGCGGTTGGGTTATCTTCCGGTTTAAGGATGGGGGCCAATCAGGTGCCAAAGCGATTAAAGACACGGTAATGCTTCACCACTATCACGGGACGGGCGGCGGCGGGCCAGTGACGCGGGGGACAATCCAGACCAATCGCCTTGCTGTATTTACCCCCGATGCAAATATCGTATTGACGGGGCACACTCACGACGAATGGCAAATGCCGATCAGGCGGCAACGGATCACGATCTACGGCGGCATCTACCATGATGAACAGCTGCATATCCGAGTTCCAGGATACAAGGATGCATGGGGCGATGGCGACGGCGGTTGGGAAGTTGAGAAGATGCTAGGCCCGAAGAATATCGGCTCGGCGTGGCTTAAATTTTGGTGGGACTGGAAAAATGGTTGCGTTCGGTACGATTCGCAGAGGGCGAAATAGTGAAGGCCATAATCCGCAAACAAACCTGGACTATCCGCGACGACACAAGGCCGGACGAATTTGGCTATTGCGACCTCGAAGGCGATCGAGGCCAGCCTAGAACGATCGGCATCCGCTCAGGGCTAGACGAGGGGCAAGACCTGGACACAACGCTTCACGAATGTTTGCACGCAGCAATGCCGGACCTCTCCGAAGAGGCAGTCACGGAGATAGCAAGCGACCTAGCAAGGGTGCTTTTGGCGCGTGGTTTCGGGCGTTCCTAGCCACCTAGCCAAGAAAACCACAATCTTTTTTCCCTGCGTTTTCGTTGGCGAAACGACTATTTTGGGAAACTTCGATAGGTTTACGGGAAAACCTGTTGACCTTTATCGGGCCGGTCGATTAATATACACACGTAAGGCAAACGCAACGCGAAACACTAACCGGAAACGATTGAACGATGGCCACAGCAACAACACGACGAGCAAAAGCAGGCGGCGAACTTGGAGCCAATGGAGAATGGTACGAGGGTGGCAAGTTCATCAACACCGTCAAAGAAAATGCCAAGCGTCACGGATCCAGGCCAAAGCAAGCAAGCAAGCAGCAAGTTGCCCCTTACCAATGGGAAGTCGGGCCAGAAGGATCCAGAAGCCTTTGCAAGCAATTCGCCGGGGCATGGGGCCGAGTCGAGAACGGCGTAGCGGTTTTCGCATACGGAAGCGATACCGATCGCCTAGATCACGTCTTG